GCACAGGCCGCAGTACAATTAATAACAGAGTATAGAGAGAGTAAAGAAGTTAAACAAGAAAAAGAAGAAAAGTTATGATATTATTAATAATAATTTTAGTAGCGTTAGTAATTATATCCTTAATAGTACTAGGAATGTTTCTATCTGAGTATGATGGTATATTAAATGATCAAATTATAAAAGATTATCTAGATAAATTAGGAGATAAGTATACTGTGTACATTGGAGAATATACTCAGAGAATACAACCTACTTACTCAGCAACTGTAAAAAAGGATATTGAAAGGTCTCCTGCATTCATTCGATTAGTTTTTCCATATCACATAGAGTATGTAGGAGTAATTCCAGCCTGGAGTAAGTCAAAGTCTAGAATTGATGCAATGTTTGGACAAGGAACAAAAAGTAATTGGAAGAGAAAAAAATTAGGATTAGAATAATAAATAAAAATAAACAATTAAATCAATTTAAACAAAAGTAGTTATGAACAGAATTTTAGTAGCAGTAGCAGTAGTTTTAGTAGTGTTAGGATTAGCAGGATCATGTAAGATTGCCGATTCGGCAGAAGTAGCATTGGTAGTAGATCAGATTGGAACCAATAAAGGAGTTCCCAACATTGAAATGGCAAGTGGATTTATCTTCTATTTCCCACCAACACAGGACGTGTTTATGTATCCAACATCAGTTCAGCATAAAGTATGGACAGCAGATTCAAATGAAGACTCTCCAACAGATGAACATATTGATGTAACGTCGGCAGATGGAGCTACATTTGGATTAGATGTATCTATTAACTTACAATTGCAGAGAGCAAGAGCAGCTGAGTTATTTATCAAGTATAGAGTTGATATGGAAGATTTAATCAATTCAAGAGTAAGAACTATAGTTAGAAAAGAGTTACTAGACAATGCAGTTAACTTCGCTTCAGATAGCTTATTACAGCACAGAAATGTGTATGAAGGTAATGTAACAAGATCTTTAACAGCTTCTTTAGAGAAGGAAGGATTTACATTAAACAATATTGCAATTCTTAAAATGCAATTGCCTAAATCATACAAAGCAGCTATTGAAAGAAAGATTGCAGTACTACAAGAAACAGCAACTATTATATCACAAACTAAACAAGCTGAACAAACCGCATTAAAGAAAGTAGCATTAGCAAAAGGTAACTACGAAGCAGCACAGTATGATGCTAAAACAAAAGAAATCTTATCACAACCTAAATTACTTGAATTATATAAAGCAGAGACAGCACGTATCAGAGCAACAAATGGTACATCTGAATATGGTTCAAACAACGTATTTGGTTCAGCAGGTAATATTTTGCTAAATAGAAATTAAAATATTCAAAGATAATTGATTGAAGGCTTGCTAACGCGAGCCTTTTTTCATATCTTTATAAAAAATTAGATATGGCAGGATTATACAACATGATGGATAACGGTATCGCAAATGAATTGGGAGTTGATCTTTATACTTACATTAAAATAATAGAACATAAATGTACTGAAGACGAAGCAGGTTTTATTATTATGACTATTTTAACAGAAGATAAAGATAATCTAGAAAAAGCAAAAGAAACATTTAATAAGTATTTAGATAAATAACACATGAATTTTATACTAGGATTATTATACGGAGCGTTTGCTCAAATACTTACATTTATACAACTACAAGGTCAATTCAAATACACTTGGATGAAAGATAATCCATTAATAATGGCAGCATTTGGTTTTCCATTATCGCTATTGTATTTACTATCTGTAAAACATATGGTTGCTTATTTTGAGGGAAATTTATGGCCTTCTCGTTTAGTAGGTTTTGCTGTCGGAGCTATTGTATTTACCTTTATGTCTTGGATTTGGTTCCGAGAACCAATTACATTAAAAACAGGGATATGTCTAATCCTATCTCTAGCGATAATGGGGGTGCAAATATTTTGGAAATGATAAATTTAGAGTATATTATAGATGGAGTATATGTTGTATATTTCAATACAAAAAAGATAGGTGAGTTCACAGTACAGGATGATGGATTCTTTGGATTTTACCCTAATGAACTTTCAGGGTATTGGAGCTCGTATGCTTTAAGACTTATAGCAGATAAGCTAGATGAACTAAATAAAGAATGGGACGAACACATTAAGAAAAATTTAGGAAATGAGTAAACTAGAAAAATGTCACCACTGCGGTGAAGAAAAAGAAGATTGTTATCACGGATTCATAGCAATGTGTCTTCCTATTCCGGAAGCAGAAGATAAAATCAAGAAGTGGGGTGGAGAAGGTTGGTGGAAGAATTTAGAACGAACCGATCTTACAGATGAGGAAGCAAAAGAATTAGATGATCTTTGCTCATACGACCAATTTCTAAACACAGTTGGACGAGGCATTCAATGTGATGATTGTGGTAAATTAGAAGCGGAATTATATGCAAAATACTATCCGGAACAATATAAGTCCGAATAAAGCATAAACAAAGCTTGCAGTAACACAACACAATACAAACATACGTATATACGAGATGATAAGAAAATTATATTACAAACTAGTTAGATTTATTGGATACTCAATTTTAATACACGATTATTACAATCCAGAGACATTTGAGTTGGAAAAGAAATATGCTTATGTGGGACTTTATAAGTACTTAGGCAATTACAAGCACGATGGTAGTTTAAAAATGATTCAAATTTGGGAAATTAAAATCAGATAAGATATGGTAAAAGTTAGAATGGTTATAATGAGACAGGGTCATGAGGATTATGATTTCGAAACAGAGATAATAAAGCCTAGAATAGGAGAGTTAATCTCCATAGGAGGTAATCATTATGAAGTACGGTTTATACAATACCTTTTCGATGATGAGAAACAATTCAAACACTTACTTGTAACAGCAATAAAAGTATAAAAATGAAACTAACACAAAAAGCAAGGAAAATTCTAGAGATGTTAAGTGATAGAAGTGGATTCGGAGATGTAATAAGTAATCTTGATGAGGATATCTTAGATGAAATTGTAGAAGAAATTGTAGACATAATTAAACAATAAATCATGACAGTAAAACAACTAATCGAGCAACTAAGCACTATTGAAAATCAAGATGTATTTATAATGACTCCAGGGTATGAAGGAGGATACAATGATGTTGATAATATAAATACATTACAAGTAGATATAGCTTTGAATGTAAATACAGAATGGTATTATGGTAATCATGAAAGAGCAGAAATGTTAATATATGAAGATAGAGAAAAATACCAAGTAGTAAAAGCAATCATAATTTAGGTTGGCTTATAGGAATTGTATTCGTAAATTTATAGCATAATTTAAAACAAAGGTTATGGATAAGTTTCAATTACTAGAAAAAATAAAAGCAGGTAAATACAACCCAGAACAACTAATGTCATGGGTAGGTTGTTTACCAGTACCATCAGAGAAGAGAAAGCCTAAATTTAATAAAGTAGGAGATGTTTATATGCATACAATATTTAATCATCCCTATATCCTATTGGAGAAACGAGATGACTTTTGGGTATGTGGATTAATGACAAGTGAAAGTAAATGCCCCGAAATATTAGAAGAATGTCATTCTAGATTCTTTCAAGGATATATAACAAAGACATTATTTACAGCAAGTGAAATCTCAGGTAGCTTTATAAACAGCTATGACAATACAAGGCACTTGAAAAAAGTATTAGCTAAATTAAGAGAAACATTAAAATAAAAGGTTATGATAGTAGACAGATCAGAATTAGTAGTAGGTAAAAAGTATTACATAGACAATAGAAAAGATATAATCGGTACACTTGTAGATAAAAATGAAGATTCACTTTATTTTGATTGTGGAAAGCAAGACAGATACACACCGTCTAATATTAGAGAGGGATTAATTCCATTCCATAATGTAGGAGGAGAGGGATTTGATGAGGTATTGATTGGAGATGATCTTACAGATGAAAATCTAGAATTGATAGAATCTATATTAGAAGACACTAAAAAATAATTGTTACATATTCTCTTACATTGTAAGGTCTGTTGTGAGGCGTATTGGTATACGCACCGATCGAAAGGGAGATAGTAGGTTCGATTCCTACCACAACATCAAATAATTTAAAACAAATGGTTATGGAAATTCACGAAAAGTATGATTGCGTTAGAGAAGTGGTTAGAGAATATTTCACTCAAAACGGAACACCAGAAAATTTAGGTAGCATGTTTCAAAGCGATGATGAAATAGAACACATCATTGAGATAGGAACAAGCATATTAATGACTAAATGGGGTATAGGTTATCCGGGAGGTAGCTTTGTACAAGCGATTGTGGATAATGACTTACAAGAAGCAATTGGTAGAGCAGATAGTGTTAATATTAAAGCACTTAAATTCTATGTTCAATTGAAGTACAATACAGGAATGCCTCGAGCAATAATGAATTAAAATAAGGTTATGGAGGAAATCAAAGAAATACATTCTATACTTCAAGAAGCCAAAAAATATGGTTTAGAGACCGAAGTAATTTGGTCGGCACTAAACTCACTAAAAAACAATCCTACTCAAACAATAATTGAGGCGATGGAGAATGGAATGAACGAATGGATAAAATAAGACAAATGGATACTCAGCTAAATAAAATAGATACAGAAAGAATTGTGTATAAGGGTAAACAATATATAATTGACATACCGATGAGAGATCTAGTTGAAGCACCACATCAAACTAATAAATGGCAACGACAACAAATGGAACACGCTATAGCGAGACAGGATTGGGTAACGGTGGATAATAGAATAATAAATGGACTGAGATTTATGTGGTTATGGGAGTTGGATGATAATGGGAATAGGGTACCGTAGGTTTTTTTTGTTTAACGCATTGTTTTTTTGTTGTACACAACGCCATGTATAATTGGAGTTCATTGAAACTATCGCGTATTTTTGCGCAATAAACGCGGTTTTTTTGTTGCTTAAGCAGTATAGTAACGTTTGTAGAACAAGACGCAAGTAGGTCAAACAGTTTGTGTGGTAATGGTTTTTTTGTAACAAATGCATTATAGTATATGGAATGCTATATAATAATGGGTATTGTGGTTTGTTGTGTAGGGGCAAATCCCCGCCCCGCTCCGTCCCGTTTCCTTCGAAACCAAAACGTATATACAACGTTTCGTAACGCTTTGTTCAATATTTGTGCGATGTTTTGTTGTTTTATTGCAGTATCCTCAGTCGCCACACGCGGAAGGAATTCTCATTCACAATGAAGTGGCGATTTTGTTGTGAACAATGCAATTTCGGCGACAAATTTGGTTACCTCAAGTTTTTTTTGTATATTATATTAAACATAAAATAAATTTTATATGCCTATTATCGTACCGTTTCCCGTTTATGGATTGCTTTTTGGAATACAATATGTCGCTGGCGACGTAGATGAGAATTTTGATCTAGACGACGACGTCCACATGGTCCAAATTGCACTTGGTTTTTTTGGTTTATCCATTATGTGGTAAGACCGTAGTGTTTTTTTTTTGTTCACAACTTTTTTTGCTAGAAATTTGGCTACGTTATTTTTGTGTCGTAATTTTATAGCAGAGTTAAAATAAACAAATATTAACATTAAATTTAAAGGTTATGACACGTAATGAAATCATTGCAACAGTAAAAGAAATGGGTATCAAAACGCAACGCCCAGCACATCAAATGAAAACAGAAGCTCTTCAAGCGCTGTTAGACGCCCACACAAGCGAGACAAAAGCTCGTGGACGTAAAATTAATTTGGGTAGCGCCCGCCAAGCCAGATTAGCTGCCAGAGCGGCTCTTGAGCTAGAGGGACCAGTCCAAAAAGGCCGACGCGTCAATACAGCTAGTGCTCGTCAACAACGATTAGCTGCTTTTGAGGCACGCAAGGCGAATGGTGAGACCATCAAGCGAGGAAGACCGGCTCTGGCAATGTAAAAGCCACTCAAACGCACTCATGAGGATTGACCCGACAGAAATGTTGGGTCTTTTTTTGTCGTACATAATATTTTTGTTCGTAATTGTTCATAAGCAATTTTTGTTTTACTAGGATATATCAGAAATTTTTCGTACCTTTACCCCAATTTAAAGAAGAAAAAAACAACACAATAAAACAAAGCGAAAATGAATTGAGAAAAACTTGGTTGCCGGGTAAAAAGATATTAATTTTATGCCTGAGTTAAAAACAACAATTAAAAATTAAATTAAAAATTAAGGTTATGAAAAAACAAGACGTATTAAACCGTGTATTGAATTCTGAGAGTTCTATTTTTAGCAAAGACGACGTCGTTCGTTTAATTGAGTCTCTAGACGATGTGACAAACGTTACGGTAACAGAAATCGGAGCAGCAATTGATAGAATAATAGATACTCTTGCCCGCATGGGAGATGATTTGTTAGATCTGAGCACGGCTGAGTTTGATTTGAATGGAAACGAGATTCAATTAATCAATGTAGATGTAGATTTAGATTGCATCAGGGAACAAATGGAAGATAAGTTGATGCCGTTGGGTGAGGTTGATCAGAATAATTAATTAAAGCGCTTCGGCGCTTTTTTTTTATCTATGTTTGGTTTATAGAAATACAATTCGTAATTTTATAGCAGAGTTAAAAACAATAATAACAATTAAAAAATTAAATCATGAAGGGATTAGAAGACATTTTAAACAAAGTACACCAGAGAGCAGGCTTATTAGCAGTTATAACTGGTGTTTTACAGACGTCTAGCTGTGAGGCAACTAAAAAATCAATCGCAAGCACTTTAAAGCACATTTTTGATGAGTACTCAGTGAATGATGACATTGAAAGAATGACTAAACGTGCTATGAATGAAGTGCTGGAACAGAAAGAAGACAGTGCTGAGGACCAGTTAAAATTAATGATTAATATGATGAGAGAAGCTTTAAAAGATTAAGGTTATGAAAAACGAAATTAAAAATTTAGCTGATGATCTAGAATTAGGAGACGATACTATCGAAAGAGATGCGTTTATTAGAGAATTTGAAGAAGCTGTAGATTTAATGAGAGAAGACGATTGGGATCAGTTTTATGCTTTCGCCGACATTATAATGCAGAAATATTAATTAAAGCGCTTCGGCGCTTTTTTTTGTTTACACGAGATATGATTCGTATCTTTATATCATAGTAATTTAAAAAATTAAGGTCATGAAAGAAACAGTTAGAGATGTTATTGATTATTTTGATAAGGAATATCCTTACGTTGATTTAGGAATGTTATCTGAAAATTCTATAAGTGGGTTTTTGGTACAAGATTATATAGTAAATTTATCGTTTGAACGAAAGATGGATTGTTTGTATGATTACATTCTCTCACAAGATTTGTGTGGTGTAGAAGAATAAATAAAGCGCTTAGGCGCTTTTTTTGTCCCAACGTGTTTGGGACATTTTTTTGTCGTACATTTATAGCCTAATTTAAAATTGAATAAAATGAAAACATTAGTTATACACCCTAAAGACAAATCAACTGATTTCCTCAAGCCAATCTACGCCGGCCTAGATGAGGTCACTCTAGTGACTGGGGGCCTGAACCAAGAAGATATACTTCAGGCAATCCAGACGCACGATCAAGTGATGATGATGGGGCATGGGAGTCCAAGCGGGTTGTTTGCCGTGGGGCAATTTCCATTCGCCCGGCCCTATTCGGGCTATGTGATCGGGGCTGATCTAGTTGAGGCGCTGAGCCAGAAGGACAACAACATTTTTATCTGGTGTAACGCAGACCAGTTTGTCAACCGACATGAGCTCAAGGGCTTCTATAGCGGGATGTTTGTCTCTGAGACCGGCGAGGCTTTTTATTGCGGCGTCAAGACATTTGATCAGGTGTCCGTAACCGAATCGAATGACACGTTCGCCCGCCTGCTCGGGGAGTGTCTTCAGGCCACGCGCGCGCCAGAAGAGATCCACAGCCAGATAAAAGAACAGTATGGCTCTCTAGCCGGCACTAACCTTATAGCGGCATATAATCATCAACGTCTTTATTTGAATTAATTTATGTTTTGTTTTGTTGTGTTATAATTTATTCGTATCTTTATAACAGAGTTAATAACAACAATTAAAAATTAAAGTTATGTTAAAATTTAAAGAAAATGTTTATGGTTTTGTTTATGATTCAAGTATTGGTAGTGTAAAGAAAATTTACAATAGACAATTAACTGAAGATGAAATAGAATTAATAAATGAAGTAATTAGTGAAGATGATGTTTTACTTACAAACATTGAAGATGTAAGAGAATTATTTGAAATAACATCTAAAGAACATTTAACAAGTGATGAAGAAGGTTTAAATGAAGTATTTGATTTTGTTTAATTAAAATTTAAAGACTCTTAATTGAGTCTTTTTTTGTCTCTATTTGGTTTATAGAAATACAATTCGTATCTTTATATAAGAGTTAAAAACATAATAATAACAATTAAAAAATTAAATTATGAATGAAGATCAAAACCCAGAAACAGACGAGAACGTATTAGAAGATTGTTTGTTTCATTTAACAGTAAAAGACGGTGTAACGTCTCTTAAAGTAGAAGGTACATTAGGAGGTATATCAGAAGCATTTGCTAATGCCGCCTTACAGAGCCCTCAACTAGATGAGGTACTTAAAATGGTTACTTATATGTTGTTTGAACATCATATGGAAAATAAAGACGAGCCAAATGATAATGAAGATGATGTACCAGCTGAAGCAACAGAAATGTTAAAGAAACTGTTTGGTCAAATGGGTGAAGCTTAATTAAAGTAGATTTGGTGGGGCGAAAGCCTCACCGTATCTTTATATCAAAGTTAAACAACAAATAAAAGTTATGAAAGCAAAAATTAAAATCAAAAACGGTTATTGGACGTACAATGGAGTTCCTGTTAAGAACTGTTCATTTCCAATTCAAACATTAGTTGCCTCGTTTATTAAAACACAAGTGTTCAATAATGAGGTTAAAGCAGTGCAGGTGTCTAGACCGACTGAGATAAATTTAGGTCAGGTTTTTTGTTCCACACCAGTTTTTATACCAGTACAATAATGTCAACGAGATCATACATTGGGACTCTTAAAGAGGATAAACAGGTGTTTTTTGTGTACTGTCATTTCGACGGTTACCCTACAGGTGTAGGTAGAATATTAAGAGAGTATTATGACAGACCTGAGCGTGTAATTAAATTGCTTTCTTTTGGTAACATAAGTTCATTAGCTACCTTAATTGATGATACTGTCTTTTACGGGCGTGACAGAAATGAGCCAAACCAAGAACAACAACAAACAACCATTTATGAATACCTCCCAAGTGCGGGATCAGAAGATTCTGGAGTGGATTACAAATACTTGTTTGATGAATATAGTGAAGAGTGGTCTTGTTACAACATGCGAGGCGACCTAATTGAAATACCTACTGATGATCTAGACATAATCAGGTAGTTATGCTTTAATTTTTTAATGTTGTTTTGAGACGGCTCATCAGAAATGGTGAGCCGCCTCTATTTATAGCCATGAAGTACAAGACATTTATTACATTTTTGATCGTCTGGATCGCTGAGAATCTGGCGGTGCCATTTTGGGTGGTAGGGCATGTCCATCTTACAATGAACATTTATAAGGACATTCATGAGGTGATTGCCTCATTTGGGATGAACATTATAGTGCTTATAGGGATATGGCTTGGGTGGAAAAAAAATTTAAAAGAAAATGAAAAATAATTATAATAATGTTTGGTTATATTATGTTTAGTTTATATCTTTATATAAGAGTTAAAAACAACAATTAATAATTAAAAAATTAAGGTTATGGAAATTAAATTAATGAATTTTACAGACAATTTAAACGATGTTAATAAATTTAACAGTAAAAAGTTTAATTGTGAAATTGACGATGCAGTAAATAATGTTTACTGTTGTGAGTTACAATTAAAAGATTGTGATGGTAGCTGTTTAGAGAGTATATTAGCTGATATAGTTTATAGTGAGTTAAGTTGTATAGTTGTTATAAATAATAATGATCATTATACTGTAAATAATGATAATGATCGTGATAATGTTTATAATGAAATTAAATTAAAATATAATTTAACTGATTTGGAAATTTGGAGTTAAAAATAATAAAAATTAAAGACTCTTAATTGAGTCTTTTTTAATCTATATTAACCCAAAGCTATATTTAGTTATTTAGAATGAATATAAATGGTAAAATAATTGTAAATATATTTTGTTATGTTGTGTTTTATTATTATCTTTATAGTGTTAAAATAAATAATTAATTAAAAAATTAAGGTTATGAAAAAATTAAGTTTTGGGTTTTGCTTTTATGGTAGTAAAAAAGGTTTAAAAGATTGTGAGAAATGTGAGAATGTTTTATTAGAAAATAATATTGAATTTGAAAGAAATGATAGAATGTATAATTTTAAAAGTTTCTTTAAAAGTAAAGATTTATTAAATGATAAAATTAATAATGTTAGAAATTTAATGTTAGAAAATGATATAATAAAATATGTTATTTTTGAGGGTGAGAAATAAATAAATTAAAATAAGGTTGGAGGTGTAAGCCTCCTTCCTTAATTTTATATCAGAGTTTAAAACAACAATTAATAATTAAAATTAAAGTTATGAAAAATTATTTAGTAATTAGTATTGAAGACGTAAATGACACTTTTGAAGTTAATGATTTAGATGAATTAATTAAAGATATGTACTCACAAGAATTATTTGATGGTTCATTTGAAACAGTTAAAAAGTGGTTTTTTAATAATTACAATGTTTATGAAAGTGAAAGTGAAATTAAATTATTAAAATTAGAAGACTCTTAATTGAGTCTTTTTTTGTCTAATAATATATTAAAAATATTTTGTGATTTGTTTGTTTATATGGAATTAATATGTTAATTTTATAGTGTTAAAATAATTAAATAATAATTAAAAAATTAGTGTTATGGAAAAGTATTTAGGTAAAATGTTAGGTAAAGAAGTTAAGTTAGAATTAGAGAATGTTTATGAGAAGTATTGTTGGAATGATTTAGGTGTTGGGGATGATAGTAGAATGGATAGAGATGAGTGGAGTAAAATGTTGGAGAAGTTTGTTGATTTTAGATTATATGTTAGTGGGGGAAGGTATGGTTGTAGTATGGGAAGTGTTGGTTGTGAGAGTGTAAGTGGGTTTTTAAATGAGATATTTTTATTTGATAATATGATGTGTGATTGGGGTGGGTGTTATAGAGGTGATTTTAGTTATGAGTGTTTAGATGGGTTAATTGAATTATTAAATGAAAGTAGTTTAAGTGATGATATTAAGGAGATGATAATTGATGGGTATAAAGAAGAGAATGGATTAAATGATGATGAAGAATAAAAATAAATAATGTAAGTATAAATGATGAAATAGTTTGAAAATAATTTATATTTAGTTAGGTTATGTTGAATTAAAGTTGTAATTTTATAGTGTTAAAAAATAATATTAATAATTAAAAATTAGAAAAAATGGAAGAAATTTTAATTGATTTATTTGGTTGTGGAAATGATAATGAGTATGAAAGTGGAGAAAGAGTTGAATGTTTATTTGAAGATGAGGAGTATAATGATAGAGAAAATTATGATGATGAGTTTGTAGATGATTGGATTGAGTTAAAGAATAGGTTAAAAAATGGAATGATTGTAAATAAAGAATTTAATGGTGATATTAATTTTGAATTAGTAGGTGAAGATATATTAATGTGGTTTATAGAAGAATAATTTAGTATAAGTATAAATGATGAAATAGTTTGAAAATAATTTATATTTAGTTTGGTTTATAGATTTATAGTTTGTAATTTTATATCTGAGTTTAAAACAACAATTAACAATTAAAACAATTAAAATTATGTCTACATTAAAATTTAGTGACGGAGAAGAATTCGATTTAACAGGCGAATTAAGAACAGAAGAACGATACGACGGATGGTATGTGTTAGGAGAAAACCAAATGATACCTGTATGCGATGAAGAAGATGCATTACGTACGATTGATAAATTAAACATGCTAAAGCAATAACGCTATGAAAAGACAAGACATAAATGCAGGAATATTCATTATCATATGGATATCAGCAATAGTAACAGCTATAGCGTTCACTTAATAGGATACGCGCGTACACTAAACAACAACACACAACACGATAGAGGCGGCCAAATGGTCGCCTTCGTTAATCTAGCGCGCGCGCGCATGCCTGAAATAAAAGAGACACGGGAGCCGGGCCTGCGACAAAAAAGATCGCCGGATCTGGGGCTCTGGAGGGAGGAAGGTCTTTTCTGATCCGCTAGCGCTGCGCGCGCGCTGCGACGGCGAAATGGCCCCACGGTAATTGCGGTCCATCGACGCTGCGCTACAAAAATGTGAGAAGGCCCCGTCCCTACAGATAAACGACAAAAACCCGCCCGCGCATTTCATATATACAAATATACCATAAAAATCATTATAACCCCTTTAGCCACAAAATCCGAGGGGGTGAACTCCTTCTCTCTACAAAATTTCTTTCAAAGCCGAAACGTATATACGAGAGTGTGGATTATAAAAAGACTATTCGTATATTTAGAGCATGAAAATAAGAACTATGGAAGAACAAGGTATATTATTAGAACACGCATCATTTAGTTTCTCACAAGACGCCAATTGTCTATCAGATCAAGACGAATATGAATTTTTAGAGATAAAAGCACATTCAAGTATAGGAATAGATAGAGATGAAGATTGTTTCTTTGTATTAAAAACAGAGAAATGGTCAGTAGATTCGGCAAAAGACCTAGAAGAGTTATTTGATAGAATAAGACAAGTAGTAATAAAAAAATAAATTATGTCAACACTAGAATCACAATACAAAGAGTTCATTAAATTAAACCCAAGGGCCGACTTATCGTTTGAAGAATGGGAGAAGATAAATGCTAGATTAATTAAACAAGCTCTAATCAATATGATGAAAGCGGATGAGGATTTAGGATTGTATGACGAAACAACTAAATGTTATTGTGGGCATACTACAACTTGTGATTGTGGACCCGAAGAACCTAAACAAGAAACACTTTATAGTGAGGAAGAAGTTATAGACATAGCAAAACAAGCTTTTGTACTTGGAAAAGATTTTGGATTAATAGGTACATTTAAAGAATGGTTTGACACAGTTAAAAAGAAATCATGATAATATACATGAACGCTACCATAGAATGGGCCGGTCCTCTTTATCCGGAATATTTTAAAAAAATAATGGCCGAGGGTGAATTACGCCACACAAAAGATGATGTACCATACTTAGTGTTAGAGGATAAACCGGCGCAAATAACGCAAGTATAGCGCAAATTCGCGCGTGTCAAGTATTTTTACACGGTCTTATATTCATATGGTTTCAATATATTTATACCCAGCATTTAATATAAATTAAAAAATAATGACCAATAACTTTGATTTAAAATCGTTTTTAATAAAAAATAAAATGACCCGCAATTCAAAGCTTCTAGCTGAGGGTTCTGATAGTTTCAATGAGCAAGATGAGGAAATAATAGTTGAACTTGACGATTACTTAATTAATAAAGCTTTAGATTTTAATGATGTAGATTGTGACGAGAAAGTTGAATTTCGTAAAACTCATTTTAAATGTACATATAGAGTAGAGACATCTGAATTGAATTACTCTTTAATACTTAGTACTACTTTTCTTTTTGATGGTGATGAAGATGGTGGTTTTCAAGGAGATTATATTACACTTACTGATTTTGACAAAATAGGTCCTTCATGGGAAGAATATGAAGATGAGTTGATAGATTTTGATGATGTTGATATCGAATCATTAAATCGTAAAACACAAAATAGATTAGAACAAATTTTTGAGGAATTAAAAACCGATTGGTACGACGATCAATTTAATAATTAATTATGGCAGAATATATATTACAAGATAAAGATAAAGCAGCATTTATAAATCGTATGAATAAAGTCCTATCTCAAATCGGATCTGGATTTGGTTTAGATCAAAGTAGCTTTGTTGACGTACCAGAGACGGAAGATGATGATAAATGTATCTTTATTGCTTCAACTGATGTTGAGGAAAAAGTAGTTGATTCTATGATCGACAAAAATGCGTTCACATATAAAGTAAAGAAAATTAGTGTAAACGAGATATTGAGAGAAATTAAACAACAACTACAAACTAAAAAATAATGAAAAAACAATTTATAACTGAAGCTAAACGCCTTCAAAAACTAGCTGGTATTATTACTGAATCCAAAGTGTTAAGCGAAGCTGTAACATTAGATGGAAAACAAGTAGATATTAATTCAATTGAAATTGATAATATTGAAATGGAAGATTTTCCGGATTTTTCTGATGCTCAAATATCATATGCTGAATTTAAAGATGGTACTCCATTATCTGAAGATGAATTAATGAGATTAGAAGATGAAAATTATGGTATCACTAATGAGTTAATTCACGATAAACAATTATACGATAGATAAGAAATCTCCCCTTTGCGTTCTATTGCATTGGCTAACCCGTCCCTAAAAAGACGGGTTTTTTTGTCTTGCATCGTCTTGTATATATGTATTTATTGATGATGTATTGTGTCTGCTGCTCCTAAAAATAATTTGGAAAAAACGTGGTTGCTCCAATTCCGCTTCGTATATTAAATTAAACCTTATAAATAATAAAAAAATGAAATACAAAGAACAAGCCCTTAGAAAAATTGAAAAAATTGATCACAAAGTTGCTGCTTTAGAGAGTACAATTAGTCGTAGTGAAGATATGAGCGTTATCGCTGGTGCCTTTAGAGAAATGAGAGAAGCTGTGGCTAGCTTAAGAGATACTATCTCTATCGAGAATGATGAAATGAATTACTAAATATGATTACCTTTATTATTATATTAATCCTTTTAGCAGGTGTATTAGGTTATACTTCCTATAACTTATTTAAAAAAGTAGAGACACTAGAGAAAATGGTTGATGGTCAAGATAGATACATCCAACAGTTTTCTAATGCTGTTGACGTTACTAATAGAAGATTGGGAGAAATTGATGACAAGGGAACATTTCAATCTGATGATGAAATAGGATGGTTTTTCGAAAGCATTAAAACACTTCAGAATGAACTAAACGACTTTAACCTTAATGGAACTAGAAACTAATATACCCGTTATCGAGCTGACCAAATCTGGTCAGCCTCGTAAACGTAAACCCAAAACATCCAATACTTACTTTACTGAAGATACTCAAAATGCTATTTTAGAATATGTGGCTTCAACTAACCAGGACTTTAGAGATAAGGTGTATCGTGAGCGTATAGAATATGGGTTCTTTAAATTAACACAAAATATCATACATACTTTTAAGTTTTACTATACTGATGGTGAATCTATAGAAGATGTGCAGCAGGAAGTAATTGCTTTTTTACTTGAAAAACTTAGATTATATAAACCGGAGAAAGGTAAAGCATATTCCTATTTTGGAACCATTACTAAACGTTATTTAATTCTTAAAAATAAGAAAAATTATCAAAAACTTCAAAACAAAGGTGACTTACTTGAAGTAGATGAGGATAAAACTATTAAAGAAGAAATTATAAACGATTATTACGGTAAAGATTATAGCGTAAGTGAATTTATGGGTTTGTATATCAAATATATTGATAAACATCTTAATAGATTATTTCCTAAAGACCTTGATGCTAAAACAGCAGACGCTATTGTTGAACTGTTTCGTAAATGTGAATCGCTAGATATATTTAATAAAAAAGCACTTTACATATACATCCGTGAAATAGTAGATGTCGATACTCCCCAGATCACTAAAATTATCAAAAAATTAAAAGTCACTTACGTTGAGCTATACAGCCAGTATTATTCAGACGGATATGTAAGAATATAGAGTTTTATAGCTTTTATATTTATAACCAAAAATAATTATGGATTTTGAACAAGTAATGTGGGGTAATAAGAAATTTTCTGATTTACTCAAGGACATTTATAATAACTCAAAAGAGAAGGAAAAACAAATCAAAGAATTAATTGAGACATTAAAACCATTAGTTACTAATTCTCAATCAGCTCTTATGATTGTTCCTTTAATCGCCGAACATCTTAATATAAGCGTAAAGAATGATGACCAATTAATTAAATTGGCTAGTATAGTACAACGCGCTATGAATACTTCTTCTTCAGATGAAGCTGCTCATATGATTTTAAGCGAAGCAGAAAAACAACAACTATTCTCAGCGGTAAACGAAATCGGAGGTACTATTAACGGACCTAAAGCAGAGTAACTATGAGAGTAAGAGATGGTTTAGCTCCTATTACGGCTAATATGGGGAATAACAATTACCAAACCCCTCAGGGATATAAAGTTGGTAAGGTTTATGCTGTTATGTTAAGTCCTTCTAGCGTTCCTAAAAAAATATGGGAAGATAACGGTGGTTGGGGTGGTATAGGTACTATTATTTATCAAGAATACAGAGAAGATATTGAGATATCTTTAAAAGATTTAACAGATGAAGTGTTACTTACATTTAATACGGCTCTTCCTTTTTATCCTAATCAAAAATATTTTCCTTTACCCGGAGAAATAGTGTTATTGATGGATTTACCTTCTGCGCCATCCCCAATAACTAATAAAACAAATGAGACATACTACCAAAGTCCCATTAATGCTTGGAACAGTCCGCAATTTAACGGATTATTCTTAGATGATGATAAAAATATACTTTATAATTCATTTATTGAAGATGGTGAATTTAGAGGTTTACAAACATTTGAAGGCGATTATATATTAGAAGGTCGATTTGGAAACTCAATTCGTTTCGGAAGTACAAATAAATCAGGAAATGAAGACTTATCTCCATGGTCTACTAACCCTATTGAATTAGCCAGTAACCCTATCATACTTCTATCCAACCAGCATAATTTTAAATTACCTGATTCTGAGTTGAATGTTGAAGATATTAATAAAGATGGGTCATCCATCTACCTAACATCCGACCAATCTATACCATTAAACATAGGGAATGTTGCTCTAAGCAGTATAACCAACCCTATTAACTTAGCCGATTATACGAGCCCACAAGTTATTATAAATGCTGATAGGACGGTAATTTCTTCTAAATCAGATGAAATTTTAATGTTTGGTAAGACGGGTATTGAATTATACTCACAAGGTCCTGTATATCTACAGAGTGCTAACGTCGGGTTAACAATGCAGGATAATCAAATATATTTGGGTCCTTTTAGTAACAATTCAACAAGTCCGGAGCCTTTAGTTTTAGGACTCCAACTTCAAGAATGGCTTTCCGATTTAACAGTAGCCTTAAGTACGTTTGCTACCGTTTTAGGACCAACATTTTCTCAAGCAGAAGGAACTCTTCTTGAATCAGTAAATTCAGCCGCTAGTGCTCTCCAAGATTCTGTGGATAAATTGAATACAAGAATAGTAAAAGAAACCTTAATATCTAAAGTAACATATACAACATAATGGCTGAAATTACTAAAGAACAAAAAATTGCTGCTGCTAAAAAGGCTCTAGAGGAAGCCAAAAAGGTATCCGATACTGCTCAGGCGCAATATACTAAAGCAGAAGCCTTATATAATAAAGCTAAAGTTGCGGCTTTGGCTATTCAAGCATTAGCCGCGGGAGCTGCCGCGGGTGTTGCTAGTGCGGCTAGTGGTCTTGCCTCTTCGGTTTCAAATGCCGCTGTTGCTAGTCAAGGAGCCGCAGCCGCTGCAGGATCTGCTATCGGTTCAGGTATAGGAGCCGCTCTTAGTCTTTTATCCCCGGAGGAAAGAGATAAAGAGATAAAGAAATATAAAGATGAGGCTAAAAAATTAGAAAGAAAAGCTCAAAAGGAATTAGAAAAAGCTAAAAAAGCTTATGATGGTGCCAAAAAACGTATTATTGTAATACAAGAGCAACTTAATATTTTATTTACTAAACGAACATTAAAAGAAAAAGCCGAACAGCAAAAAATATTATCTAAACAAAAAAATAAAAGAAATGGTGAAAAAGTAAAAAGGAATAAAGCTAAATTAAAAAAAGGATTAAAAAAAGTTCTTAAAGCAGCAGGCCCAATAGCTATTATATTTGCATTTGGAAAAATTTTAAATATTTATGTTACTCGATTATCTGATACGGTTTCTCAATTAAGTATATTAGTAGATAAAACTAACGATATTATACAAGCCGCTATAACTAAGCAAGATATTCAAAAAGCAAAAGTATCACGAGACGCTGCTTTAGCTACTCTATCCGCTGCCGAGTCTCAGGTAAAAAGTTTTGAAAAGACTATTGAATCCATGGGATTAGTAATTAATGTTATAACATTATTATTAAATATCGTGGCGGCTCTACCTACAGCCCCTTATCAAACAGCTACTATTGGTATATTAGCTACTCGAATATTAGCTAAATTTAACCCTATTTTATTATCATTAAGTATTCTATTACAAGTATCTCAAGTTACCCTTGATAGTTTTTTATCTAGTATTGCCTACGAACGTTCTAGATTACTTCCTTTAAATGATGTTTTAGAACAAGCAGATGCTCAAGACCTAACACCAGAAGAAGTACGTGGATTATTAGCAGCCGCTAATAGTGGATTAGGTCCTGTGGTAGGAGTTGAATATAATGGATTTACTTTTTCTATAATTGAAGAAGAAGACCCTAACTTTGTGGTAGCAGGTAATAAACGTAGATACGCTGTTGCTCTAGATCGAAGTGGATTTGTAGTACTACAGTCTCCTCCGTCATTTACATTAGATCCTAATGTACTTATTGAAGAATTAAAATTAGAAATTAATAAACGAAATCTTGAAGCTTAATATTTATAGACATGAAAACAAACGAATTAAAAAATCTTATTAAAGACGCCGTAAGAGAAGTTCTTAAGGAAGAATTAGCAGAATTAGGTAAACAAAAAATTAATGAATCTCTATCTAGAGGATTACCTTACAATCAAGTCCAATCTAATAACGGTAATGAGGCTTGGCCTACTATGAATTTCAATTCTAGTAACATTAATCCGGCTGCTAGTAAAGAAAGTATTCGCCAAACATTAATGGATCAAATGGGTATTGACGCACCACCTACGGCAGCTCCAACAACATTCCAAGAAAAACAGAATGTTTATCAAAGCTTGCTTGCTCAAGTAGCAAATGATATGAGAAATAATCCTGCTGATTTAAGCAATTTTAGAAACGTTCAATAATGGCTTATATAAGAAGTAATAGGGTTGACCCTAGGGATTTCCAAATCAATACTGCTATTGGGGTTGCATTACCTTTTAGTGCTCCTGGTGTCTTTAGTAGTGTATATTCTACTAGGGATCAAGTCAAATACAATCTTATAAACCTAATAATGACCTCTCAAGGAGAAAGAATTGAAAATCCTAATTTTGGTACAATTCTAAAACAACAATTATTTGAGCAAATCTCAGAGCAAACATTTCCTATTATTAAAAGTAGTATAACCAATGCTGTTGAACAATATATGCCCGAAGTTGCTATAGATTCTATTGACATAGTACCATATGCCGATGATAATACTTTAGTAGTAACAATAAATTATAGAATACTTCTTTCTAATCAACCCGATATTATAACAATTAACCTAGTATAATGGCTCAAAACAAAAATATATCTTATCTAAATAAGAATTTTCTTCAATATAAAGCATCTCTTATTGAGTTTGCTAAAAATTACTTTCCGAACACATATACTGACTTTTCAGAAGCATCACCTGGTACTATGTTTATTGAAATGTCTTCATATGTTGGGGATGTTTTGTCATTTTATACAGATACCCAAATACAAGAAAATTTTGTATTAACGGCTAAAGAAAAGGAAAACTTATTGAATATGGCTTATTCTTTAGGATATCGTCCTAAGGCATCATATGCTTCTGTTACTACAGTTGATTTTTATCAAAGAGTTCCTATTTTAAATGGTGCTCCTAATTTAGATTACGCATTAATTATTCCTGAGAATACTCCTTTACAATCTAATTCTTCTCAAACCAACTTTATAACTACTAAAAAGGTTGATTTTACTGACACGGGTTCGGTAAGTATTAGTTTGTATGATGGTAACAATTACTTATTTAAAAAATCAGTTAAAGCTATTTCTGCTACTATACAAACTGCAACTTTCTCATTTGGAGCTCCTGTAAAATTTAATTCTGTTGAAATAAATGATCCTAACTTTCTTCAAGTACTTCAAGTTACAGGAAGTGATGCTAGTCAGTGGTATGAAGTACCTTATTTAGCTCAATCTAATATAATAAATAGAACTACTAATACTGGTCCTTCACTTAACCAAGTACCTTATTTGCTAAGTTTATTAGAAACTCCTAATAGATATGTATCAAGAATTAGAACGGATGATATTATAGAATTACAATTTGGTTCAGGTATGTATGTAAACGACCCAGATAATGTACTTATTCCTACCCCAGATGCAATTCAATTAGGAATGGTTCCTTCTGTTGATACTTCTGATTTGATTAATAACTACAATCAAGCTGCTGTATTTTACACTAAACAATATGGTACGGTGCCATCAAATATATCATTAACAGTTCAATATCTTTCAGGTGGTGGAGTTGGTGCTAACGTGACAGCAAATGATATTACTATAGTTGCTTCTAATGCTGGTATAACTGCTCTTAACCCAACATATACCAATGCGTCTCTCGCGACTTTACTCGTGAATAACGCAATACCTGCTACAGGTGGTAGAAGTGGTGATACAGTAGAAGAAATACGTTTAAACACGCTAAATGCATTTTCGGCACAATTAAGAGCTGTAAGTAAAGATGATTATATGAATCGTGCTTTAAGTATGCCTTCTGATTTTGGTACTATATCTAAAGTGTATGTTGAGCAAGCTTCTGCATTATCTGTTAATACTGGTAATGATCCTTTAATTGATAATAATCCTTTAGCGTTATCAATGTATGTGTTGGCTTATGATGATAATAAAAAATTAGTTAACGCAACTACGGATTTAAAAACTAACTTAAAAGAATATTTAGAACCATTTAGAATGGTTACAGATGCGGTTATTATTAAAGATGCCTATTATATTAATTTAGGTTTAAACTTTGATATAACAGTTATTCCTGGGTTGAGTAATAATCAAATATTAACAGATTGTATAACTGCATTAGTTAACTATTTTGATATAGATAAATGGCAAATTAATCAACCTATTATACTATCAAATATTAATGCTCTATTATTACAAATAAAAGGAGTACAATCATTAGTAAAACTTGAATTTACGAACAAATCCGGAGGTAATTATTCTCCATATAGTTATGATGTTTCTGGTGCTTTTAGAAGTGGAGTTTTATATCCTTCTTTAGATCCGGCTACATTTGAAATAAGATACCCTGATTTAGACATACAAGGTAGAGTTGTAACTTTTTAATAACTCTATATTTATAGCAAATAAATAATATAAATGGCCGTTTATAAAATATTTCCCGAAAAGGACACAACTATCTATTCTGAATTTCCTGATCTTAATACAGGATTGGATTCTATATTAGAAGTAAAGAATACTGTTCCTACTTTAAATAGTGATACTCAAGTATCTAGAACATTAATTCAATTTCCTTCTGATAAGATGTTAGAAGTTTCTGCTTTAATTTTTAATACAAATACTATCCCTGTTGTTGGTCCTGTTCCTCCATCTACTCCTACGGGAATGTATAGTGCCTCTTTAAAATTATTCATAGCAGAAGCATATAACCTACCAGATAATTATACTTTATATTGCTACGCAACTTCACAATCATGGCAAGCAGGAACAGGAAGATATTTATATGATCCTCCTTATACTCAAGATTGTAATTGGTATAATAGAGATAACAGTAATGCGTGGCCTACTTCTAGTTTCTTTACTGATACTACTGCTTCCTTTAACTTTAATACTCCTGGGGGTGGTGTTTGGTGGGATATATATTTTGGATCTCAATCGTTTATAATAAACACTACTAAAGATACTAATATAAATGTTACTGATATTGTAGAGACATTTAATACTCCTGGTTTTTTAGAGAATAATGGATTCCTATTAAAATTTGAAGACCTGTATGAATTTAATGCTTCGTCTTCTTATTCATTAAAATTTTTTTCTAAAGACACTCATACTATATATCTTCCTCAACTTGAATTTGGTTGGGATGATAGTGTTTATAATACGGGATCATTATCTGTATTAGGAGATCAAAATGTAGCCGTTACTTTAGGTAATAATGTAGGGTTTTATAATGTAAATGATGTATGCCAATTCAGAGTAAATGCACGACCTATTTATCCTCCTCGTCAATTTACAACCCAATCGGTATTTACTCTAAATAGTGCTTTACCTTCATCTTCTTATTATGCTATACAGGATTTAGACACAGAAGAATATGTTGTAAATTTTAGTGAAGAACATACCAAAATAAGTTGTGATACCGCAGGGAACTTTTTTACGTTATACACTGCTGGGTTTCAACCCGAAAGATATTATAAAATATTGATTAAATCTACATTTAGTAATGGTTCATCTGTTATATATAATAACGATTATATTTTTAAAATAAATAAATAATGGCTGAAATAATTCCGGTTCAGAATTTAATTTACAATAAGGGGACATTTACTAGAGTGATTAATACACAATTTAGTGAATTAAATTCTCCTCCAATTGTTATTCCTGAGACAACAGTAGATGCCTTTTTTGAATTATATGATGAATTATTTCCTATTATACCTAATGAAGGTGATATAAATTCGCATAGAGCAATTTTATTAAGAGAAGCTGAGTATTTAAATGTGCAATTAGCCGATGAAGCTGAAGTACAGGCTTTGCTACAGGAAATAACAGATTTAAGACAACAATTATTAGAAGCTGAAGTAAACACTGTTACAACATTAGCTCAAAATAATTTAAACATATAATAAACAAATAACTGTTAATGGCAGATAATATAAAAATAATAGGACAAGTTTTAGATACAAGCCGAGTAAATCGTTATGATTTACAGGATGAACAACTACTTCTTCCTATTGTACAACAAGAAACCTTCGGGAAACCAGAAGACTATGTTGAATACTTTGTATTTGATCTAGGAGGAAATGTATTAAATTCAAATTATAACTATAATTCATATAAATTACCTTCAAATTACGGTTATTCCCAAAGTTATCTCCCTACACTAGAAATAGACCCAATCCAGGATATTGAAAATTTAGGATATGAATCCGGTGAAGTTACCTCTAGATATAATTTCTTTAGAAAAGTATCAGGAGAGCCTTTTAGTTCCCAACTCTTTATATCCCAAATATCATCAGACCGAACTGAATTAAGAGTAGGCTCTACTGAGTTAGATGATATTGCTTTAATTGATGTTGCTAGTAATTTTGCTGATAAGCAATTGGCTGTTCCTTATTATTATTACGTTATACTTAATTTTGGTAATAATAACCAAGTAGTAGCAGTTAATGTATTAAGTGAAGTAAATGCTTTAGGAGAAGCAAGTTTATTATTTAAATTATACGAAGCACTTCCATCTAATATTACATTAAAAGATAAATTTTGGATTGTAGAAGAGATAGTTAATCCTTATATCTATGACCTTAGTTTAAGTAAAGTAATTACTCCTTTACCTCAACCTTATTTAAAAGGACCTAATTTTAATATTGATTTAGAATTTAAAGATGTAGTACCTACCCAATATAGCAATTTAAATCAATTAATTAACCCATCTGCTGGTCCTTCTTATCCAGTAACACCATCAATAAGTGTTACTCCTAGTGTAACTATTACTCCTAGTGTAACTGTTACCCCTAGTGTAACACCATCTATAACAGTCAGTGTTACTCCTAGTGTAACTATTACTCCTAGTGTAACACCAACAATTTCAGTAAGTGTTACTCCTAGTGCATCACCAGGAAATTCAGTAAGTGCTACTCCTAGTATAACACCGTCAATATCGATTTCGTCTACTCCTAGTATAACACCGTCAATATCGATTTCGTCTACTCCAAGTGTAACACCGTCAATAACAATCAGTGCTACTCCTAGTGTAACGCCTACAATTTCAATTAGTGCAACACCAAGTGTAACACCATCAATATCGATTTCGTCTACTCCTAGTATAACGCCTACAATTTCAATTAGTGCAACACCAAGTGTAACACCATCAATATCGATTTCGTCTACTCCTAGTATAACACCTACAATAACAGTAAGTGTTACTCCTAGTATAACACCGTCTTCTTCTGAACCACCAGCAATATTGTTGAAAGAATTTTTAATATCAAATCTTTCAGATGAGTCTAATGCCTGTAGTCTTCCTATTTCAAACACAGTTTATGTCACTAATACTACTATTGATGGAGGAAATACTACTGCAACAACTACCTCAGAAATTTATACAAATCCAGCAGGTACAATAACTTTTACTGGTGATGGTGATTATTATGCTCTTTTTTGTGATGACTTAACCAATACATTGACAACAAATCAAAGGATTACTCCAGTAGGTACAATAAATGGTAGTGTTGGTGTATGTCTTTAATATTAATTAGGAAATTGTTCATTTGAAAATAAAATAAAATATGTCAATATACGCAACTTTAAACTCACTTACCAATCAAGAAATAAACATAAATATAGATTATAGTTTATTAAACGATTTTATTCATTATAGCTCAGCTGTAAGTAGAATAAATAATTTTATGTATAAGATTGGGGAGATTGAAGGGTATCAATATGAAATTACTACTTTTTCTCCTTTAACATCAAGTAATGCTTCTTTAATAAACCAAATAAATAAAGCAAGTTCTAGTTTAAACACAACTATTGCGAATTTTGATGGGTTTGAATCTTATTTATATTTTAATTCTAGTTCATTAACCTCTTCTATTATACAATATACTTTAGATACGGGTTCATATTTAACATATAATATAGCTCCTTATCCTAAATCAAATCTTGTTCAACCATATATTTTATATCCATCATCATCTGTTACTGTTACAAATTGGTATCAAGATGCCATTGAAGTAGCAAGTAATTATGATATAGAAAATAAAGACATATTAATTAATACTATACCTTCCTATATCCTAGATGACCCAGGTAATTATTTACCTTATATTGTTTTTGTTAATATGATAGGCCAATATTTCGATAACATTTGGGTTTACATCGATAAAGTAACTGATGTATGGGATAATAATAATAATTTAAACGAAGGTATATCTCAAGATTTAGTATATGATTGGTTGAGATCATTTGGGATGAAATTATATAATTCTCAGGGTGACCAAAGTGTATTGGATTATAATGTTGGTGGGTATAGTGGTAGTGTTGAATTTGCTCCAAATTGTCGTACTTACGAATTTACTAATATTACTAGTTCTCCTTTAACTCAAACTTGGATTAATTGTAATAATACTTTAGGAAGCGCAAATATTTCTGGTTTATTTGCAAGTGTACAAGCCTGTGCTATATCGGGAAGTTATTCTCCTTTAACCGCAGGTATAACAGTAACAGATTTAGGTCCTTGTTATGATGGAAATTATTCACCATCGAGTAGTTTCTTAAATAATATTCCTAAAAAAGAATTAGTATTAGATACTTATAAAAGACTTTATCATAATTTACCTTATTTATTTAAAGGAAAAGGTGCCCATGGTGGTTTACAAGGACTAATTACATTATTTGGTATTACAGGTTCAATTCTTCCTATTAAAGAATATGGTGGAACAAATGATTATCAAGATTTAAAAGGATATTCACTAAACAAAATATCATTAGGATCAAATAATCTTACAGGAAGTATATTATCTCCTATAAAACGATTTGAAACTACTACAACATCATCTAGAGCAGTTAAAAGTCAAGATTTACATTTTATTGATGTATCTTTTTCTCCTCAAACCCAAATTGATAGCGAAGTATCTGCTTCTATCACAGCAGTAAACCCTAATTGGGTCATTGATGATTATATTGCCTACCCAGAAGCGCTTTATTTAGATACTTATCCTTCACTATCATTTCAACGAGATTATTGGTTTGGGCAAACCTTTACACACCCAAATGAAGGATTTGATTATGCTGGGTTTATTAGATTAATTCAATTCTTTGATAATTCATTATTTAAAATGGTCAAAGATTTTACTCCGGCTAGAGGTAATACTTGGACTGGGGTATCTATTAAGTCACCTGTGTTAGAACGTCCTAAGGTACCGGAAGCTAAGCCTATATTTACTGCTTATCCTGATTTGGAAGGTGAAGTTACAGGGGCTGCTTTAATACCCGTTTATGATCCTTACTATTTTTATTTAGCAGGAGATAAAGAACCTTACTACAATGGTAATATTACAGGATCATTTATTGACACTTATGCTCAATTTGAAGAATTAAACAGAAACCCATATTTAGTAAACAATACAGTTGGATATATCCCACCAGGATTTGTTAATGGTAATACAGATTTTATTTTAGACACTACAGCACCAGCATACGAAAATTTCTTTATTAATTCAGATTTTAATGCCTTACAAAATAATGAATTTGTAAGTTTAACTTCTAAATATAGAAAAAAATTAATTCCTATATTATCTACAGATTCTTTAGGAAGAGCATTTACTTCTTATTCAATAACAGGAGCTGTTCAACTTCAAGATTCATATTTAAGTGATACATCATATGTTAATTCAAGATATAATGGTGTACAACTTTATAGCACTATTTATAATACATGGACTGAGGGAGACCGATCATATGGTCTTACCCCAGTAATAAATTATAATACTAAAAAACTTGGTTTATTTACTGAGGTTGTAGATAGTGTATTGCCTTATAAAAGTAATGTTACTTTAAAATATTTAGTTGATGAAGACGGAAAACTTACTGAATTGAATCAACGTAATAGAAACTGGTGTGAGGTTCAAAATACATTTGAAACTGGGGAAACATTAAATGTATCTTTATTTAATACACAACAATATTCAAATCAATATGCTACTAATGGTAATAGAGTAATCCATGAAAGCGGGTATGCTTACTACCCAGTACTATATTTTTTTGGTGCTTCTGCACCAACTGCATCTCAATTTATACCTTTTTATAATCCAACAGGCCAATTAGGAGTATTAGGTACTAATTTCTTTAATAATCATCCCTCAGGAGGTAACTTTATTCCTGCTGCAAATTATACTTCTGCTAGTAATGGGGGGTCATATGAAGTATGGAATATGTTTAATATAACAGGTTCACCAGGAGCCCAACCAATTTCACTATTTTCTCAAGTTAATTTCCCTACAAGTTATTTTGGTGATTCATTCTTTACAGGTTCTGGGCCTGGTGTTGTTGATGATAATGGATTAAGAGTTACTTCTTCATATTATATAGTTCCAAGTACTGGAGTTTATGATTTTTCACATGATTTTGAAGTAACTGTAACTGGAGATGTTGGGGCTATTTTTACAGGTAGTATGGAAATCTGGTTGAGTAGTTCAATAAATCAAACATTTTCTAAACAAATTTCTACTGAATTATCAGTTAAAATAGAGCCGGGAGTATGGAATGGATTATTAGGCAATCAAAACTGGCTGGCATCCTCTCAAAATTCTTACATTGTAGATACTGGGGAGTTTGTTACTATATTTAACCAGTATGTTATAAATGAATATGGTGGAATATCTGCAACTTGTGGACAATCTCCTGATAGTACATTTCTAGTAAACCCTTCAGATACTATATATAGAAAATATAATGCATATTTTGATAGAGATTACCAAGCTGTACTTTGGGGTACTTTTTGGATAGCTGATGATCTTAATCCTCTTCAAAATGATAATTGGAGAACATGTAAAAAATATAAAGACTTATCTCTATGTTCTGGAAACCCAACATCAACATTAAGATTTACAAATAACTGGCTACTTGATACTAATCAATCTGCTACATTTGGGGTTGGAGATATTGTATCTTTTAGATTTTTATGCCAAACTACATCCTCAGGGGCTAATAAAATAGAATCAGCATCGTTAAGTTCATTTATTGAAAGTACAGCATATACTCCTTTTTGGGTATTTTCTGGGACTAGTTATTCTCCCGGAGTATTAAAAGTTACTCCTACTAATAATGCTCAAGTAGCAACAGCTTCTATTTGTACAGATCAACCCAATAATTCATTTGTTTTAGGACAGAATTTATCTAATTTTTATTCCCCAGATTATTTTTTCAATCCATTAGCTACAAACTACTCAGCATCATATGCTACCTTATATCAAGAATATGGTTATATTGCTTATCCTTTTCAATTAGAATCTTATGATAAAATATTAATTCAAATTGAAGGAGCTAATGGTTTTCTATTTGAATATAATATAGATCAAGTAGCTATTGATGGTAATGGTAATCTTAATATATTAATAAAGGAAGATATAAATGGGTATTTTAGAGACAAAACATGTAATACATTTTATAAAATAGTATTTTTAAAACGAGTCCCTGATGAAACTAGTATTTTTATTAATCTAATAAAACCACCAGGAAAAACATCTTATGGATTTATAATTCCCGAAAATATATCCTTAGATGTAATGAATAACATAGATAACATTACTAAAAACGTTAAATTACAGTTATTAGATGCTGGAAGTAATGTAATTGTATAAAAGACATAAAACACAAATATTTATAAACAAATAATTAATTAATAAATGGCTATATTAAATAACAATACTGTAACAATTGATGCAGTTTTAACAGCTAAAGGTAGAGAATTGCTAGCTAGAAACGATGGTTCTTTTAGAATTACACAATTCTCTTTGGCAGACGACGAAGTGGATTATACATTATATAATCCATCGCAACCATCAGGATCTGCGTTTTACGGACAAGCAATTGAAGCTATGCCTGTAATGGAAGCATTCCCAGATGATACGCAAATTATGATTTATAAATTAGTAACTTTACCTAGAGGTACAGCTAAATTACCTGTAATTAATGTTGGATACAATAGTATCTCATTAAAACAAGGAGCTACATTAACCATTACTCCTCAAACATTAAATTACTTAGGTGCTACTAGTACATTTGAAGCTAATGGGTACGCTATTACAATTGCTGATGTTAGATTCTTATCTACATTCTCGGCAACAGGCGTCCCAGGCTCAACAACTACACCAACAGGTGTTACGTCAACAGTAGGTTCACAATTAAGCCAAACTATTATAGGTACTTCGTTTACATTAACTGGTACTACAATTAATACATTATTTGGTTCTGGTTTAAATCAAATTACAACTACTTTAACAGTACTAGGTAGAGATTCAGGAGCCAGAATTACAATTCCAGTAACAATCACAAAATCAAATTCATAATAATATATGTCATTCGTAAGATATAACCCAGAAGACTCAGTAGTAAGTACAGAAACCGTAGTAAGACCAATGTGGAGTGGTGACCTTAACACATTAACTACTTTTTATACTTCTAGTGTAATTACTAGCTCATTTTATATAAATGTATATAGTGCATATCCCGGAGCCCTAAATGCTACTACAGAATCGGTTCAAATGGCCATTCAATATGGAAACAAATATGGTAGTGGTTCATCCTATATAAACCCCGCTGCAACTACTATAATGCCGGATGGTTCATCTTTAACTACTTCTAGAGTTGTTTACGGACAATATAGAACATTATTGTTAGGAACAGAAAGTGGAAGTTTTGATTTTGGAAATGATAATCCAAATGATATTTATATTATAAATGTTGCTAGAAATAGATATAAAGAACACCTTCAACCGGGTTCTATGACATTAAATCTAAAAAATGGTGCCGCAACAATTGTTTTAACAGATAATAGTCAAATAACATCTACAACTAACTACACAACTGCTGGTACTTTATATTATACTTTAATTTCAGGTAGTGCCGGGGCTGCGGCTACGGCGGCTAATTCAGCCTCTATTTATGGTTATATGTATCCGGACAGTGATATTATTATTCTTAATCCAACAGCATTAAGCAAATCAATACCAGATGGTGGTTTAGCTTTTACTCCAACCGTATCCTCTCCGGGGACTAATAATAGCATTCAACAAGGATTTTATCAAATAATGTCCGCTAGTGCTAATTTTGCTCTTCAATCAGCTGAAAATGTATCTGCTCATTATTTCTTTACAAGAGTAAAAAATCAAGATTTTAACTATACCACTAATCCTTCTATTATAGATGCTAATGGTAATTTAATTTATACTACATTAATTAATAATCCACAAACGTTTATAACAACTGTTGGATTATATAATGATACTAATGAATTGTTAGCCGTAGCTAAATTAAGTAGACCGTTAGTAAAAGACTTTACTAAAGAAGCCCTTATAAAAGTAAAATTAGACTATTAATCTAAATAATAATGTTACTACATGGGATCATTCAAACAGTTAAAATCATCAGATGTTATAACAGTACCCGTTATAGCCAATAAAACTTGGAATTTTAACTACTGTCCTATTCCATCTACTGATCCTTATATTTCAGTGTATAATGGGACTAACTATACTAATTCTTTTAATCCGGGTAATGAGCCTTCGACTAATACACATTACGATAGGTTAACCTATAGACAAATTAATCAGTTATTTTATCATCAATACTCAGGAAGTCTAAATACGGCTTCCTTGGCTTCTTCTATTCATTATTTATCTGCTAGCAGTCAACATCCATCGGCTTCGTTTTTTAATTTTAATAACGATCCTGCTTTTATTTCATATTTTCCTACAGGAGCAAATGAAACTATTAGGGTAATTCAGATATCTCCGGATGCTTATGGTAATAAGGTTTTACCATATTCATTTCAAATGTCATCGTCTCAATATAGTTTTTATGATGATGGTAAAGGAAATATTTATGATAATTTTAGTGGTCCTACTCCTATTTTTGTAGGTAATATATTTTATCCTGAAGGTACTATTGTTATTACAAGTCAAACTTATCAGAATGTATTTGTTTTACCGGCAGTTGCTTATGATGATGTTTACACTATAGTAAGAAATGATTATCTAAATCCTGCTACATTTTCTTTTTATCCATTAATAAATGATGATTTACGAGGAAATACACTAGTAAATAATTCAATTCAAATATTTGGAGGTAATGCTAGTTTCTTTAGTACGGGTTCAAATAATTCCGTGTCTTTATCTTTCTCTGGTCTAGGCATAGGAACATATCAGACATTTTATACATTTTTTACTACAGGCTCTTATTGTGCTCCCTTAATGAGTAGCACAGCTAGTATTACTGTTAATGTAACTGATCCTGATTGTGAATTTGAAATTAAAATTATAATTCCTCCCCCATATCCACCTAGTTTATCTCCTAGCCCAACAGTTACACCATCAATAACAGTAACTCCATCAATTACCGTTACTCCTAGCTTAACACCTAGTAGAACAATAACACCAACAGTTACACCATCAATAACAGCAACGCCAACAGTAACACCAACACCATCTCCTTCAACACCATTTGAATTTAGAGATGCTAAAGGATGTTGTGATGGATCGTATCAAGTAATATCTATACCGGCAGCCTATGGTGGTGGGTGGTATGTTACCACTACTGGTCAATGTTATAGTGTAGGAGATGATCCAACACCAGGGCCAGCAACTATTATTTGGGATGGAGGAACATTATATGCTGATTGTGCTGCTTGTACAAGTGTTAATTTATGTCCTTCACCATCACCAACACCTACAAAATCAGCTACTCCAAGTGTAACGCCATCTATAACAGTGTCTCCTAGTGTAACACCATCTAAAACACCAAGTGTAACGCCTACAATATCAATTAGTAGAACACCTAGTGTAACTCCGTCTTCTTCGCCACCGGTTGATTGTAATTGTTATGAATATGAATTTGAAGCACTTTCAGATGGGTATGTTTGTTATACAGATTGTATTAGTGGAGATAATATTTGTGATTTCTATGCTGCTGGAACTTATACATCTAATTGTGTAAGGGCAAATACTTTAGGTGGAAATATTTCAATTGAAACCGCTACGCTTTGTGGTAATTGGTGTGTTTCCTCAAGTCCAACTCCAACACCAACTAAGACTCAAACACCATCAATTTCAATAACACCTACTATTTCGATTAGTAGAACACCTAGTGTAACGCCTACAATTAGTATAACTCCGTCTATATCAATTAGTATAACACCGACAGTAACGCCAACAATTTCAATTAGTGCTACTCCTAGTATAACACCGTCAATAACAATCAGTGCTACTCCAAGTGTAACGCCTACAATTTCAATTAGTGCTACTCCTAGTGTAACGCCTTCTCCTTCTACAACTACTATATCCTCTCCAACCTCACTAAATATAGGAGAAACCAGTAACCAAGCTTGTTCTGGAACTGGGGGAGCAGCACTTGTTTGTTTTGTTGGTGGTATTGATTTATGTACTGCTACTTCATTAAGAGATAGTGATGGAGTTATTTGTTTCTTAACTCCTCCTCAAGATGGGTGGTATTCAGATGGGTTTGATGTTCGATATTGGGACGGGTCAGCATTTACAACAAGTTGTACTGTATGTTTATCACCATCACCATCACCAACACCAACACCAACAAAAACTGTCACACCAACCCCTAGTATAACACCATCTCCATCAGGGCCAGCATGTGAAATTATTACATTTAACTTTGGTGTAACTAAAACTGGGGCTTGCTCAGAATTTGCAGACTTTGCTGATTTTGGTTTATTAGATGGAGATTTTTTATGTAGTGGAGGAATGACTTTACTAAATAGTAATGGAGTCAGTTGTTTGGGGGTTGCTAGCTCTATTTGGATAGCTACTCTTGGTGGTGGTTCGGGTGCTGATGTTAGATTCTGGAATGGTAGTGCTTTTGGAACTTGTCAAACATGTACTTAATAAATAATATTTATAATTAAAATATGCCAACATATATAATATATTACACTCAAGGAAATTCTAATGGTCCCTTTGATATTTACTTATCAGGAAGCAGTGGATTAAATCTATATGCTTCCAATATACCAAAATACGAATTAGTTAATGGTTTTACAGTAACCTTTCCCGATGGAATACCATCATCATCTGTAGATGTTTTTGATGTATCTTATGGTTGTTTTACTGATAATAATATTCCATTCCCTTCAGTATCACCTTCTATTACACCATCAATATCAATTACACCAACTAGAACACCATCAATAACGGTATCACCATCAATAACACCATCAATAACATTAACACCATCTGTTACTCCTAGTTTTACACCACCACCATCAATAACAAGAACACCAACAGTAACGATTACACCATCTAGAACATCAAACATATCAAATTCACCAACACCAACACCTTCTATAACAAGAACACCATCTGCTAGTGCTCCTCCTAATTATTCATCATTTGGAACAACATTAGGAGACTCAGCGGCTTATCAAGCTTGTGTAACATTTAATACACTTGGGTTTAATGGAGGTTGGATTTATACTGTAAATCCTCCTGGTATTGTTGTAGGGGCTAGAATTTATCGATTAGATGGTTTTGGAAATTATAATCCACTTGTTGGGGGGGATCAATGGTATGCAATGGGAGCATGGTTTTTAAGTCTACCTTCTGCTTGTCAAATCGATGATAATGGATATATAACAAATATTACATATCTTGGATGTTTAGGAATTTAATCTTATAATATATGTCATTTTCACCGCCACCAAGTTTTAATATATCCTTCCAAAACGAAGTAACTATTTATCAACAAAATGTGATTTGTCATGTTAAGGAGAATGAATTTAATCTTTCGTACAATCCAACATTATTAAAGAATAATTTACAATCAGGTAGTAATTTTATGTCTCAATCATTAAATACACCACTACCAGAAGTAAAAGATTTTGCAACAGCATCATATTTTGAACCTTATGTTACAACTATAGGTTTATATAATGAAGAAAATACCTTATTAGCAGTAGCTAAATTAGGGCAACCATTACCACTATCACAAAACACAGACATGACGTTTGTAATTAGATACGATAAATAAGATGATTAAACTAGTAGATTTATTAAACGAAATAGCAGGAGAAGTTTACCGTGATGATTCTAACACTTGGACTCATGTAACTAATCGACCTGAAACTATTGAAGCAATTAGAAAAGCTAAAGCATTTTGGGGTATTAATGAAGATGCTAGTGACTTTTCATATGAAATCAATTCTGGGTTGTCTGCTAATAAGCAAAATCAAAATTCTCCTAATTTTTATAGAGGAAAATTGTATATTGGAACCGAAGGTACACCCTATCTTATAACATTTAAAGCAACTAAATCTTTTCCTGGTGATGATTTTGAATCTAATAATTGGAAAACCGTAGATTACCCATTAATACCTAATGGAAACAGAACTAATAGAATTTCATTTAAAAAAAGTGCTAATATAGGAATATTAAAACCTGAATTTAGAGATATTAAAAATTTTAAATTCTACAAATACAACCCAGACACTAAAAAATATGTGTCCTTTGATATATAAAATAAAATAAATTGTTATGAATAAATGGATATGCGGGGATACTTATAACCCCGAAGACTACACAGGCTTTGTTTATAAAATTACAAACCTGACAAATGGAAAATTCTATATTGGAAAGAAATCATTCTTCCATAATACTAATGTTAAATTAGGTAAGAAAGAATTAGCCGCACTACCCACAGCTCGTGGTAAAAAACCCTCAACTAAATTAGTTATTAAAGAAAGTAATTGGAAAGATTATTGGGGTTCAAATAAAGAACTAATCCAAGACGTTAAAGAATTAGGATCAGAACATTTTGAATGCCTTATTTTACGTTTATGTAAAACCAAAAAACAACTTACTTACTTTGAAGTACACTACCAATGCACAAGCGATTGTTTATTAGGTGCTAATTCATATAATGACAACATACTAGCTAAATTCTTTCGTCGAGATTTTATTTAATATTGCTTGGCTCCCGCAGAAATTTCCATTACCTTTACCCTACAGGTTTGTAAAACAGTAAAAAATGGAAATAAGAGAAGAGGGAATAAGGGAGAAAATGTTATTAACGTTGATAGAATCGGTATTAGGAAAGGGACGGTCTACCGCTCGCAACAACGCCGCATTTAGTTGTCCGTTTTGCCATCACTCTAAACCGAAATTAGAACTACAAGTACGCACTAATGATAAAAAGGAAAATCCTTGGCATTGTTGGTCGTGTGATGAAAAGGGTAAAACCGTGTCTTCCTTGTTTAAAAAATTAAAGGCACCACAACATAAAATCCAAGAACTATATTCCTTAATTAAACCGGGTACTAAGCAAGAAATTGTTATTAATGCCCTCTCGTTACCTAAGGAATTTATTTCTCTTTCGCTCGCCGCTCAAATGGACGGAATGTCTGCTATTGAAGCTAAACACGCAATCAAATTTTTAAAACAACGTGGTATCACGGAGAATGATGTTTTAAAGTATAATATTGGGTTTTGCGCTAGCGGCAATTTCGCCCATCGTGTTGTTGTTCCTTCTTACGATGAACATGGTACCCTAAATTATTTTAGCACTAGAACCTATCGTTCTGATGAACCTCAAAAATATAAAAATCCACCCGCTGGTAGAAATATTATTGGCTGGGAGTATTATATAAATTGGAATGTTCCACTTATTTTGGTTGAAGGTATATTTGATGCTTTAACTATTAAACGTAACGTTATACCATTATTTGGCAAGACCATATCAGAGGAATTAATGAAGAAGATTGTTGGTTCCCAAGTACAAAAAGTATATATTGCCCTAGATAATGATGCTTTAAAAGATGCAATCAAACATTGTGAAAAATTATTATCATATGGTAAAGAAGTTTACCTAGTAGAATTAGACGGTAAAGACGCTAATGAAATCGGTTTCACCCATTTTTTAGATATTATTGAACAAACCCAGCCACTTACATTCTCCGCCTTAATTAGTAAAAAAATAGAATTAATATGATAGACAAAAATGCCAATGTTATTAAAGATCCTAAGATCAAACGTATTGTAGAATACAGTGCCGATAACAAACAAATTAACGTTTTAGACCAACGTTTTTACCGACGTAATGACAAATATTACCCTTCTGTATCCAGCATCCTTAATTATTTCCCTAAAAACCAATTCTTTCATGCTTGGTTAAAGGACGTAGGACACAATTCAGATATTATTGCCTCTAAAGCAGCAGCCGAAGGTACTCAAGTACACAACGCAATTGATGATTTTTTAAATGGTGCCGAAATTAATTGGTTAGATGAATGGGGTAATGCTAAATATTCTCTTGATGTTTGGAAAATGATTTTAAAATTCGCTAACTTTTGGAACATACACAAGCCAGAATTAGTAGTAACAGAATACCATTTATTTTCAGATGAACATGAATACGCAGGTACAACAGATATTGTTTGTCGTTTGAACGGACAACTATGGTTATTAGATAATAAAACATCTAATTCATTACATACGTCTATGGACTTACAATTAGCATCATACGCTAAAGCGTGGAACGAAACTCACGATGAGAAAATTGAACGAACAGGTATTTTATGGTTAAAAGCAGCTACTCGTGGTGAAGATAAAAGCGGTAAAAAAGTTCAAGGTAAGGGGTGGCAATTAAAAGAAGTAGATGAAATTGATAGAAATTTTGAAATGTTTCTTAAGATATATGATATTTACAAATTAGAAAATCCTGACGCAAAGCCGGTAACTGAAACATTACCAACGACTTGTAAGATAGAATAGTTCCGTAGATATTTATATGTAGCAATTACTACACACTAAATGGAAAATAAATCTTCATTAAATAAAGAATTAGTTAAAGAGTTCATGAGACATGTTATGAAAGAACTTAAATTAGATTCTTTACCTAATATAAAATTATCAAACAAATCAGAAGATGCCGTCTCAAGAAAATCTTGGGGCGGTTATTCTACTGGAGATCAATCTATTGAAATAGTAATAGCCAAACGACACCCTGCTGATATATTTAGAACACTAGCTCATGAATTAGTTCATTACAAACAAGATGTTACTGGGCGTTTAAATCCCGGTGACGGTAAAACGGGTAGTGATATTGAAAATGAAGCAAATTCTAGAGCAGCTATTATTATGCGTAATTTTGCTCAAGAAAAACCTAGTTTATTTGAGCATTTAATTACTGAATTAGGAGATGATTTAAGTAAGGCGTTACCTGATGATAGAATTACATACATTGGGGGTAAAAATAATGAATATACTTTTAGTACATATAAAGACGAAGAAAAAAAAATTAAATTAAACGAATATAAAGTAAAATTTATTCCTGATGGTGAAAGCACATACGAGAGAGTATATCTTACTACAAATAAACCTTTAGGCGCCCAGTATGAGGATACCCAAGAAGGAAAACCATTACAAATTAATGCTACTGTAATGAAAATTACATTAGACTTTATGAAACGTAATCCCAATTTTTACATGATTTATATTGTGCCAATAGATAAACGAAGATTTAATCTAGTCTCAGCATATATGAAAAATTCCTTACCCTCTAAATACTCATTTGAAGCAAAAACTAGTGAGGGTGAAAATATAATCGCAATATACAACAAACCCCAGTTATGAAAGAAACACAATTAAAAAAACAATTTAGCGAACGCGATTTACAGCGTATGCGAAATATAATAACTAAAAAAACAGGCGATAAAACAGTAACGTCTGTTGGTTATACTAAAATAGAAGAACTACATGAAGAAGGAGATGTGTGGGAAGAAAACGGACGTACATGGACTCTTAAAAACGGTATTAAACGTAATGTTAGAAAAGTAGAATCTGCGGCTACACCTTTACTTTGTCCTAAATGTTCTAAATCTATGAATCATCGTTTAGACATTAAAATGTATGGTATTCATCAAATGTGTTTACATTGTGTTACTGATATGGAAAGTGATTTAAAAATGAAAGGCGAATATGAAGAATATGAGCGTAATATGATTTTAAATAACGCTCGATATACAGCTACTAATATAGAATCTGGATTAGATCAATTTTTAGATGATATGATAAACGAATCATATGCTATGGAAGATGGCACTATCCAAAATTGGTCAGGTAATGGTATTGATAGGACTGAAGTAAAACAATTTATATTAGATAAATTACAAAAAATAAAAGATATAACGGAAAGTTAATATTTATACTTAATTAATTACATTATTTTATGCTTAACGAAGATTGTAACTGTAATGGTCCTAAAGTAATGCTTAACGAAGGTAAAAACGATATTTTACTTTCTGAAGGATTGCGGTATCATGTACAAGAAGGACAAATGTTGATTCATAACATATACCGCCCTTTATCATCAAATTATTTTGCCTTATTTAGAGAAGCTAGAGAACTATATAACATAGGTGCTCTTTCTGTTGTTGAAGACGATGCGGAGTTACTTGAATCAAATATTGGTGAATATGGTGATTATAATGGTGTTAAAGTACCACTTGATTATCCTATATCACTTGATGAATTAATTAACGAGGCTGAATTTAAGGGTAAAAAAGTAGAAATAGGTAAACCAAAGCGTGGTGGATCTAAAAAATTCTATGTTTATGTTAAAGACGGAGATAAAGTTAAAAAAGTATCATTCGGTGATACAACAGGACTCTCAGCAAAACTAAACAACCCAAAAGCACGTCAAGCATTTGCTGCTCGTCACGATTGTAAAAATAAAAAAGATAGAACTAAAGCATCATATTGGTCCTGTCGTTTACCCCGCTACGCTAAAATATTAGGATTTAAAACAACCTTTTCAGGATATTGGTAATGATAAAACTTTTAGAAATACTACAAGATATTTTACTAGAAAAAAAGCTATGTCCAAAGGGTAAAGCTTACTATGATCGCCGAATAAATGCTGGTGAGAAACCATCTGCTTATTTATCTGGACGTGCTGTTAAAGTATGTAAAGGATTAATGAAAGAAGATGATTTAGATGAATCACTTCATGATTGGTTTACAAAAGAAGATTGGGTTCGTATTGATACAGCAGGTAATATAACTGGTCCTTGTGGTACAATGAAAAAGGGTAATAAAACAACTCGTTGTTTACCTCGTGCTAAAGCAAATAGTTTAACTAAAGCAGAACGCGCTGCTACATCTCGTAAAAAAACAGCATCTAATAAACAGTTTGTACCTAATACAGATAAAGCAAAAGTAAAATTTAAAAAATGATAAGATTAACTGATATATTAAAAGAAATTGAAGGTAAATGTCCTGAATCAACTCAAGATATTAATCTTAATTTAAAAAATAGACAAAGTGCTATTGAAAACCAAGGATATGGTCCTTTAAATCCAAATTTACCTAATGATAAATTTTGGGATAGAAAGGCACAAATGTGGCAATTAGATAATGTAGATGAAGCTAAACAATCTCTATGTGGTAACTGTGCTGCTTTTGATATTACAGAAAAAACATTAGATTGTATTGCTAAAGGAATTGGAACTGATGGAGGATCAGAAGATCCATTTGATGTTATTGAAGCTGGTAAATTAGGGTACTGTAGATTTTTAAAATTCAAATGCGCTGCCGCTAGAACTTGTGATGCTTGGGTTGTTGGAGGTCCAATTACAGATAACAAAACCATATAAAAACACAGAAGTTACAGACAAATATAAATGATTAAATTAATAGATTTATTAAATGAAATTAAAGCACCCCAATATCAAATATACTGCGATATGGA